GGACACCTAGAAACCTATATGAATCATACGGTTAGAACGGGTGAAGAACCTAATCACCAGAACTTTAAGAACTGGTTAGAAACTAAGAAAAACAAAGACATTGATAAATTAAAAGTTGAAAAGAATAAAAATGCAAAAACAACTGAGTTGAAATCTGAGTTGGATAAAGTTGAACGTAATAAAAAACACTATAACAATGTATTCAAATTGCATGGACATTTACAAAAAGCTAAAGATACATTAATCAACGTGATGAATCAACACCAAGAATTTCAACATGAACACGGTGGCGAATCTGCAAATCCCGAAGGTTATGTGTTTCATCATGGAAATGAATCTGATAAATTTGTTAACCGTGCAGAATTTTCTCGCAGGAATTTTGCAGGAATAAGGAACATATGATATGAAATCATTTAAAGGTTTTTTAATCATGGAAGGCACCGGCCGAGGTAAATTAACTGCATCGGGTGCAACTGGTCAAGAACATTTCAAAAAATATATTCAACCATATATTGGTTCAAAAGAATTCACACACACGTTGGCGACAGAGCATGAAGATTTGCCAGCTGGTTCAACTATCAAAATTAAAAAATCAATGAACATTGATGGTAAAATTCATGTTGATGCTATTGACCATGTTGGAAATCAACAACTTATTCCAATTTCAAAATTGCATAAGCCTGGTGAAGCACCAAAAAATAAAGGCCATGACTACGAAACGAACTTTGTTGATAGATTGAAAAAACATGAAATTATGCCTTCACACTTATCTGGTGCTGGTTCAACTTCTGGTACAGATTTTGCTGTCGAAAACCGCAAAAAAGGAACTTTTCATCCAGGTACAGTTAATGGAAATTTATTAAATGGTGAAACTAAAAATGGTGTAACTGCGGCCATGGGTCAATTAACAATACACCACACAAAAGAAAAGGGTTGGCACATAGGTGATGTAGCTAGATCCAAACGTCCAAAATATGCTCAACAGATTGAAAAATCTGGTATTTTAGAACACATGAATAAACATTTCAAAAATCCAAACAAAGCAGAAACAACAGCTTCAGGTCTTTCAAAGACTGTAGAGATTAAGCATCCGAATTTGGATCCTGGTCATGCCTACCTACAAGACCATCATGTTCATGTGTTGCAAGTTGGTGGTTTTGGAACATACAGTGTCGGCAAAAAAGATGAAACTGGACATGGTTTACCAAACATATCAGGTAAAGGTGTCTGGAGAATTCGTGAAAAACAAAAGGGTAACAAGTCTGCTAGAACGGTCGCTTTTCATCCAGATGGGAAAAATGGATTAAATAAAAGCCACGTGGATTTGGACAATGACGAACACCTATTCGATTTTAAGAAAACTCTAGGATTTAAAGGATAATGAAATCATTTTTAGAAAAATTGGAAAGCGATTCGAAAACCAAAAAGCCGGTTGTGATGGCCTTTGGTCGCATGAATCCTCCTACTATTGGCCATGAAAAATTGGTCAACAAGGTCAAAGAAATTGCAAACGACCATAAAGCACCACATCACATTATCATTTCACATTCGGTCGACTCAAAGAAAAATCCATTAGAAGCTTCATCTAAAGTCAAACACGCAAAGCGTTTCTTTCCTGGTGCCAATATAGAAACATCTAGTAAAGAAAAACCAACATTCTTGCAACATGCAGCTGCATTACATCAAGCAGGCCACGACCACTTGATTATGGTTGCTGGATCCGACCGTATACCAGAATACGAAAAGAAATTACACCAATACAATGGTACTGCAAAAGGTTCTTTATTTAACTTTAAAAAAATAGAAGTTAAATCGGCGGGACAACGTGACCCTGATGCCGAAGGTGCAGAAGGTATGTCTGCATCAAAAATGCGTGAACATGCAAAAAACAACGATTTCAATACCTTCAAACAAGGTGTTCCATCACATGTTCCAGAAAAACACGCAAAAGAATTGTTCCGTGATGTTCGTAGAGGCATGGGATTAAATGAGAATGTCAACCGTGGATTATTCAAAGCCATCTTTGTGACGGGTGGACCTGGTTCAGGTAAAGATATTATCATCCGTGAAGCAATTGCTGAACAGAAAGCTGTAGAAATTACTTCAATTCAAGCGTATAACTACTTGATGGACAAACAAAAATTGTCCCAGAAGACGAATGATATTCGTTGTGAAGCTATCCGTAATCGTTGTCCTTTAATTATTAATGGACCTGCGGACGACCACACAAGAATGATCACAATCAAAGAAGAATTGGAAGAACTTGGTTACGACACAATTATTGTATTTGTTGACACAACCAATGAAGCAAGTAAGACCAGAAATCAAAATTTGGTAAAAATGGTATCAGAATCTATTCGTCAAGAAAAATGGGAACTTGCACAGGCCTCCAAGGAAGCATATCGTCAAAACTTTAAAAAGTTTATTAATTTTGATAATTCATCATCATTTGATTCTATCGAAGAAGATATGACAGATACATATGAATGTCTAAGTTTCTTTATTGAAAATAAGGTTTATGACGAGACCGCATACTTGTGGTTAGAAAGCCACGGTAAGCTAAATACCAATGATTCAATTACCGTTCTATATGAGGAAGAAAATTATGTTAAAGCAGATTCTAGATTTATTCAAAGGTTCAAAGAAGGAAAGTCTGCCCCAAGACTTAGTAAAACTGGAACAAGAGCAGAAGGTCCAGGAGATATCCCAGCAGATAATCGTGCAGGAGACTCCAACGCAGACAACATCAAGTGGGACGCTCCCAAAAAGCGAGGAAGTTACACCTTCCGAACCTACTCCGAAGAAAAAGGCTCGCACCTCCAAGTCTTCCCTGAACCCAGAGAAAAAAACTTCAACAAGGACAAAGAAAGTCTAAAGAAGAAAAGATTTGTTGATTCACCCACAGTTAATCAGCGTTTGAGAAACCAACCGGGAATTGGACAAGAATTTGACACACGCCAACAAGGAACAGTATATCCAATGTCTGGTCTAGGTGATGTGACGTATAGAGAAGAATTTAAATTTAGTTCATTTAGAAATAAACTAAAAGAATCAAATATGGATCCGTCAGACTCAGAAATGGGTGTTGGTGGTGTCTTAAATGGATCGACTAATAAAGAACCGATGGAAAATCCAAAAGACAAAATAGGTTATAACTACATTAACAAAAATAAGAAAAAAAACGGAGATAAGAAATGATTAACTTCAACAAAAAAGATGCTGTAGCAGATACCATCAAAAACGTCCTTAAACAAGAGGGGGTTGATGTTAATGACCGCACAGAAGATAAACTAGGCGGCACTGTTAAGACCAAGAAAAAAGATGATGTTGGTCCTAAAGGCGATTTCAAATCCACAAAAATTAAAGTTACTTCAGAAGACGTTGAACAAATTGATGAATTGAAGAAGTCTACTGTCAAGTCTTACATTGCTAAGAAAACAGACCAGATGCATAATAAAGCAGGCGAGAGAATGCCTTCTATGAATCGTATCAAAAAAGATATGTCTAGTATGCAAAGTGCCCACGATAGAAACACCGGTGTGAAGCCAACATCAGAAGAAGCTGTCGAGGAAGAACTAAAGGGTAATCAGCACAAGATTGATAAGAACCACAACGGCAAGATTGACAGCCAAGATTTCAAAATTTTACGTGGTAAGAAATCACTTAAAAAGTTTAAAGAAGAAAATGAACAACATTCCATCATTGACCAAATGATTAATGAAGTGTTGTCTAAAGATGCATCTGCTGGTGATTGGATTCACGACTTTGTTCACTCAGACAATCCTAAGTTTGCTGGTAAATCTAAAGCAGAACGCAAAAAACAAGCTCTTGCTGCTTACTATGCAAAACAACGCAATGAAGATGTTGAATCTGTTGAAGAAGAATGGAACAAACAAGATGCCGTTAAACGATTAAAAGATTTACAAAAACGTGAAAAAGAAGCCGAAAAAGCTGATAAAAAATTTATGCAGAACCGTAAACAAACAAAAAATGAAGAAGCTGAACTCGAAGAAGGCCTTGGTGAAAAACTAAAGTCTGGTGCCAAAAAGTTTCTTGATAAAGTTGGCGGTGGTTCAGACGAAGACCAACGTAAAAACCTTCAAAAGAAGATGGGTATCCCACAAACCGGTAAAATGGGCATGGCCAAACAAAATGAAGAAGTTGAACAGATTGATGAAGAAATGAAAACAAAAACCGCTTACGTTCCTTACGTTCACACTGACCGTCACGGTAATGGATTTGGTGGATTTGATGTTCACTATGCAAAAGAAGCTGATGCTAAAGCACACGTTGACCGTCACGGACACACAGAAGTGAATGGCAAAAAAGGTTGGGTTGAAAAACATGAAATCACAAAACATCCAGTTCATGGCAACTGGGTTGATGCAAACTCAATGCGCCGAAATAGTGTACACGAAGAAACCGTTGAAGAAGGTTGGGATGATATGGTTAAAGACGCCAAAGAGCGTGTTAAAACTGGTCCTAAACCATCAGGTGGTTCTGGTGTAAAACAAGGTTCACGTTATGGTGGCGGCAAACAAAAAGAAGAGCCAAAAGAAAAAGTTGAAGAAGGTAAACAACCAATGGATAATGTTCCATTTGATCCTCCTTATAACACATCTTCTTCACCTGAAGTTACGGACAAATCTGGTGCCAAACACACACCAATGTCTAGAGTTAAACACTTAGCTCGTACTGCCATGAAAAAAGTTAAAAAAGATTTAGGTAGCAAATAATGTCTAAGAAATCAGATTTAATCAAGAAACTGGTTAAGACCAATGTGGGTGAAAAATCCACATTCGGTACCAATCCAAGAGATCCTTGGTCTGCCAAGGCTAACATTGCTGAAGAATCAATTAATGAAACAGCTTTATTGAATAGATATCTGAAATCTAGAGGTATCAATCCAGAGTTTGTCAACAAAGACCAAAAAGTTTCACATTCTAAGACTAACCAATTTAAAATTTGGGCACAAGCACACATCAATGATCCAATTAGGGAACAAGTTGACAAGAAAGATACTGTCACGTTTGATATTCCATTATTGATTCGTGTATTAGAATTAGCTCGTGAAGATATCAAGTCTGACATGGATTTGCATCGTGTTGTGGAACGCCTAATTGGTATGCGTACTAAGGGCATGTTGACAATGGACGATTATGATAGTATTGCACAGATTAAAGAAAATCATATTGCTATTGCTATGGGTAAGATGTTGGATGATGAAGGTAGTATGGTATTGGACCAATTAGAACAACTTGAACGTTCTATTGCAATGATTCGTTCTTATGTTGGTAAAGACTATAAGAAACAACTGCCAGCATGGGTTCAAGCCAAAGTTACTTTGGGTACTGATTATATTGATACGGTTGGAAATTACCTTATCACAAAGAATGAAGATGTGAACGAAGCCAAAGAATCAAACTATGGCGGCGACTATCAACAATCTGTATTGAACCTAAAGGCCAAGGCAGAAAAGAAACCAGTTGATATGAAGTCTCTTGCTGCACGTATGCAGGCATCTTATGCAAAAGATAAGAAGCAAGGTGTGGCGGAAGGCAAGGAAGATAAGATTGCTCAACTAAAGCAAGATCATGCTACCGCAGTTCATTGGAGTAAGAATGATACTAATCCACACAAGCGAGAGGCTGCTCGTCAAAAGGCTGAGAAGATTAAAGCACACCTAGAGAAACAATATAAGCAAGTCACGGCGGAATCTAATGGTTACGATGACAACCGCACCGGTTTTGCAAAGAAACCTCGGGAAGATGATGAAGGTTACGGCAAACCAAAGTTCAAGGCAAAGTCAATCATGGACCGTCCACATACAGTCCACATTGATGGTAAACCTTGGAAGAAGTTTGATACTGGACACCAAGCACACGCTGCGGTTAATACACTTGGTTCAAAAGGTAAAAAAGCTGTTGCAATTGCACACTTTAAAGAAAATTTGGAACCAATGGCTGCATGTAACCAACCAGGTGACGGCGCAAATACTCCAGACGATACTGTACCAGCAAATAAAAAGGGACAGAAGTTAATTCAAATGTCCAAGTCAGCAAAACTCGTCAAAGATATCTATAAACAGAAATCAATGAAAGAGGAAACTTACGACCATGAAAAAGAAGATAAATCTGTTGCAACATATGGTAAGAAACCAAAGTTACAAAATCCAAATACAGATGCTGTAACAAAGGAAGAACCAACAGCAGCAGCAATATTGACTGGTGGTAAAACATTAACAGGTGAACCTCGTGACACAATTGAAATTGATCCTATGATGAAGATGCGTAAGCCATCACCAAATTCACAGAAAAGTAATTGAATAAATAGAACTATAACCCTCGGTTAAAAGGAGAAATAAAAATGTCATCTTGGGGAAACAACGACAACGCAGCTAACGCACCATACTGGTCTGTTAGTTCTGTAATTAATCACAACAACATTGGTGCTTTTGCACCTACCGCAGCTAACACTGCTTTATTATACGGAAATACACAATTCCAAGCGTATACACAAGACACTACAGTTGGTGTGTTTATGGTAGATGCTACCGAAACTACAGCTGGTGGTGATAATGTTACAGATGTATCATTGTCTAACCAAGGTTCTGGTTATGTTGAGGCACCTTCTGTTACCTTCTCAGGAGGCGGCGGTTCATCTGCTGCAGCTACTGCATCTATTGCTGCAGGTAAAGTTTCAAACATTACCATCAGTAACGTAGGTTCTGCATATACATCGGATCCAACAGTTGCAATTCAAGTTCCAGTTTTGACTGTTCCTGTGGGACAAGTTGTTACTGCAAACTCAACAATCATGTATACTGGCCATGCTCAAGCAAACGGTGCGGCTGTTGTGTTTAATTGGAACGGTTCAGCTAACATCGGCGGACTACTAAATGGTACAACATACTATGTTGCTCCACAAACCGCAGATAAGTTTTCTTTGTCTTCGACCGCTGCAAATGCTGCAAACAACGTAGTTATTACATTGTCAACAACTGGTGGTGCTGGTCAATATTTCACTATTGTTAGTGGCGTTCGTGCAACTGGTATTGCTAGTCGTGGTTTGAGCCAATCAGTAGGTGGTTCGGAACATGCAACACACATTGGTTGGAACTTGAAGAAGGTTGGTTCTGGTGGCCGTGCTGGACGTGTTCAGTATGAAACATTAGTTGCTTTGTCTACTGTAATCGGTGACGGTTCAGACGATATTGTATTGCCTGACGCTTAATTAACAGGGGCTTCGGCCCCTTTATAATATGTTTGATAATTTGAATGAAGATAACTTTATGATATACGCTGCGAAGTGTTATGCATCGCCGCATTGCATATTATCTGAATTTGAGGGTGATATTAAACGTACCAAGTATCTAAAGAGATTGTTCAGAAGATACAAAGTGACCAAGTCACTAAAGGAACGTTTAATACTCAACCACATCATATTATTGAACAATGTTTTTGGTACAGAAGCAACCGCAAGAATATTGTTCTATAAAACTGATGAACGAGACTATGATATTTTGAAAACTTTTTTATCGTATCTAAATATCATGCCTGATGCGGTATATGGTATCAACGGTAATAATGTTTACTCAAGCGAAATACCAATTAACACCGATATCTTAGAGGTTTTGAGAAAAATATGAAAACTTTTAAATCTTTTATTACCGAAATTAAAAAACCAACAGGAGACTTAAAGAAGGCTTGTTGGACAGGTTATACTGCCGTTGGAACAAAAGAAAAAAATGGTAGAACAGTACCAAACTGTGTACCAGAAGAAGTTCAAGTTGGAAATCCAAATTGCAGTTGTGTTAAAGAATTAGAAAAAGACTTGAAACATCTTGATAGTCATGATTATGAAACTATCAATAAATTAATGTCGAGATTATCCAAAAGTCATAATATGACAGGAAAAGAGTTGCATAACAACTTTATGTCCAAACATGGCGAAACACCAGATGACTGGATTAAACAACAAATAAAAGAATCAGCTGCTTGGCAACGCAAAGAAGGTAAAAATCCTGAAGGTGGCCTGAATCAAAAGGGTGTTGATTCATATCGCAGAGAAAATCCAGGTTCTAAACTGAAAACTGCTGTCACAACCAAACCATCAAAATTAAAAGCAGGTTCAGCTGCAGCAAATCGCCGTAAAAGTTTCTGTGCAAGAATGTCTGGTATGAAAAAGCGTTTGACTTCATCCAAGACAGCAAATGATCCAGATTCTCGTATCAATAAATCGCTCAGAAAGTGGAACTGCTAATGTTATCATTTAAAAACTTTTTAGGTCCAGAGGCCACAAAACAACATGACAAAAACGAAATTATTCGTCAAAAGAAACATTTGACCGATAAAGCAAAAGAAAATCACGAACAATCGGAACGTGAAGGTGGTGGAGGTGCTGCCGAAGCAAAAGCCAAGAGTTATGAAAACGCCAGAGGCAACATCAAAGAAGATGGAGCCATGGCAGCTGCACCCACAAATAATGTTGGTAGCGGCGCAGTTGCTGGTTCTGGTGGCCTTGGTGGTGAACCTGGTGTAAGCAAGAAACGCAATCCAACACTATCTTCTTTTAAACGCAAACAACCAAAGATGTAATCATGTGGATTTTGAAAT